AGGAATAGTTTGTTCTGGGGGTTATAGAACCAGTGATGGAAATTCCATAATTAGAGTCAGACTTGCAGATTTGTTAGGAGCCCATGAGGCTATGGCTGCAGGTGATGACTGCTTAGAGCAGAAGATTGCGAATGCCAAGGAGAAATATCTAGAATATGGATATAGACTTAAGGCATATGATAATATAAATGATTCTGGCGGTCCTGATGGACAAGGAAGGACCTTTGAGTTTTGTAGCCATCTCTATTCACTCGATACTTATGAGGCGCAGCCTATGAATATTGAGAAGATGGTTATGAACTTGTTGCACCAAACTCCTAAGAGTTTTCTGGAATACAAAATGTTTATGGTCGGATTTTTAGATGAAGTCAAGAACCATCCAGATTGTGTGACAATTTTACAAGACTTGATCGACGTGGGTTTTTATGAGGTGGAGGGGCCTCATTATATAATACCAAGTGATGCCTAACAAGCAAAACAACAATTCCCCGAAACAAAATTCTGGCAATCGGAACCAGAATAAAAAGAAAAATCCGATGCCTAAGTCACAAAAAGCGAAGTCTTTTCAGCTACCTTACAAGAGCAAAGCCAACAATATGATGGTCCAAGCTCCTGGGGTTTCTAACAATAAGATATCCCGTAAACAGCCATACAAAATGTTGCAGAATGCACGCCCTAGGGTGTCAGCTGCTGGTATGGCTTTTCTTAAGTGTGCTTTTGCCCCGCCTGATTTTTCAGGATCAGATGTAAAAGGAGTCCCTGACTCCTTTGAGGGCAAGAGCTTAGTTAAGAAGCACCGCTTTATTAGCGACTTCACCTTTGCCGCAGGTAGGGACACCTACTTTCTATTATTGCCTGTTCCAGGCTACGCTTACTTTACCACTAGTGTAGCAGCAGGTTCAGCTATACTCCCAACAACAGCTTTTGTTGGCGTGCCTTATTCAGATTTTAACAATCTGTTTAATTCCGCAGGAGTACCATCTGAATCTTGTGCTAACATAGTGGACAAGTTTCGATTTGTTTCGAATCATTTTGAAATGGTTCCAACAACTAACGCAATGAGCTGGACTGGAAATGTTCAAACTTTTAGGTTTCCTTTAAGTATGTTCATAAGACAAAGCACAGCAACCACAACTGGAGATCTTTGGTCTGTTGCTGGATTACAATCCATCAACGCTACCAATGCTGATCAGTATACTGGTCCCTTTAATTTAGGCTGCTATACAGCCGCCTATAATACAGGTAATGGCTTTGCCTTCAATTCAATACTAGAGAGAGTTGTGTCTGTCCCTACAACTGTTGGCTTAGGTGATTTTGGCCAATTGTCTGGCTTAATTGGCTTCACAGGCCTAGATGCAAATTTTGATGCAGTTTGCATAAAGGTCTCTGGAGTCGGTTCCAACTCTTTGGATACTTGTATCCTTAAGACTTGGGCCTGCGTTGAGTATCAATCTCTCGTGGGTTCCAGTGTCTATGAGTATCAAACTTTTTCTCCTTGCGATCCTGTCGCTTTAGACATGTATCGCGCAATAATCAAGGAACTTCCCATTGGCGTCTCATTTATGGATAATGAGGGCTTTTGGATGCGTGTTCTCAATATTGTTCGCAGAATTAGTGGAGTTGGAGCGGCTGTACCTGGGCCTTATGGTGCAATTGCATCTGGGGTTAATATTGCTAGTAATGCTCTATATGAACTTACACTCTAGTGACTTTGGCAGTTTATCAAAACTATAAATTGATAGGAAGGAAAACCTCAAACCCCAGTGGTACAGACCTCTTACCTTTTGATAGAGGGGTGGACCAATGCTTGTGAAGGAAAGACACAGTTCAAAATCAAACCCAACTCTTAAATAGCAAACTAGCATGATGTGCTAGCTAATGTTGTCTATCCATTCCTTTTAATTAAGGAGGAGCTGACTTCAGGGCGTGAGTTCAGGGGTTGCAGTGTTCCTTAATCACTGTCAAAGGCTAGAAGCGCTGATGCAAAAAGGTGCCATGGTCTTTGGGGTGTTTCACCAAGTGTCCTGGGTAGGACATCAAATACAAAACTGCCTCTCAAGGAAAAGAGTAAACCCTTTAGTCTGCCAGCCAAGTTTTTCTACTTGGGTTGGTTGTACTATACCAGCAGATTTTCAGTCTAGGTCGACGCCCAGTGGGGTGCCCTAGGTTGATACTGAAGCAATAAAATGCACCCCGAGATGCGCCGCAAGTTTTCGACCTTTGGGGTAGTTATGGGCTCAGGTAAGGCAAGCAGTACGGAGTCTGCTGCTAGTTGTCCTACAGGCACGTGTCCGCTACCTCCAATGTCATAGCAGGAATATCGAGGCTGACATCCTAGTTTCGGACAACAAGGAAGTAACTAGTGCACTGACAACTAAATTGGCAATAGTAAGATTAGATTTGGCAATTCAGGGCGACAACTAATATCCTTTGCTACTCCGAGGCAACAGCCGACAAATAGGGAAATCTCATATCACTTCATTTTGGATTCCCTTAAGCCGCTCAGAATGAGCCTCTAGGAG